ACGCGCGCAGGACGCGACAGGACCGCGTCGGGCTGCTCCCAGTTGAAGATGACCGTCCCGGGCTGGCTGGTCGCGCCACAGACCACCGAGGAAGCCTGCGCGGAGACCGCTGCGACCGCCGCGTCGTCCCCGGTGCCCTGGGGCGGGGTGTTGCTCGCGATCGCGGCCGCCGGGGCGTCGTAGGCCGTCGGGTCCCAATTCGTGGCTGTGACGCTGCGCTTCTGGTTCTTCCGGGCCGAGATGCTGAGGACCTCGTACAGCTTCCGGTTCTTGAGCTGCTTCCCGTAGGCAACGACTGCGCCGCTCTTGCAGGTCACCGGAGCGCTGACCGTGATCGCGTCGCCGGCCGCGTAGGTTCCCGGGGCGACCGCGACGTAGGCCACGGTCCCGTCCACCTGCACGACGTCGAACGCGTAGCCGCTGCCGGGGACGGTCAGGGCGTGGTCCAGGCGGACCGTCGTCGACGCGACCGAGGCCTCGGACGTGCGGTAGGCATAGGCGAGCTCGACGAACACCTGGGCCGCGTCGTGCTGCACGCCGATGAGCTGGCCGGGGTTCAGGCCCATGCCGTCCGCCCCCACCGAGAACACCACCGTCTGGTTGCTCAGCCGGGCGATCGCGTGCGCGAAGAGCGCGTCGCGGCGCGCCTGGCTCTCGCGCACGACCCCGAACATGTTCAGGGTCTTCCTCGAGATCCCAACGCGGGTCAGCGATAGCGGGGTCTGCACGGCCGTCGGGTCCGGGACCGTGATCGTCGCCTGAGTGTAGTTGCTGGCCCGGTTGAGGATCTGGCAGTCGTAGACGTTGGGCCGGTTCTCGGTGCTGCGGTACGTCAGCTTGAAGTCCTCGATGTTCGAGGTCGCAAACGTCATCGTCGGCAGGTTGAACGAGCCGCCGCCCTTCGCCGGGATGCTGTTGGTGCCGCGACCGTGGGCGTCGCGGTAGCGGTAGATCACCGAGATGCGGCTGCCGTAGAGGGCGGGAGAGGCGCGGCCGGCGGCGCACACCTGCTGGATCGCGTCCCAGGCCACCTGGCCGCTGTCGAACACGCCGTCGAAGCGCATGAGCGCCTCGGTGCCGGCGGTCGTCGTCGCGTCCGAGTCGCAGAAGTCGGCCCAGTCCCGGAAGCTCTGCAGGTCGACGTCCGTCTCCTTCACCCACCGGCCGAGGCCGTCGGGCGAGAGCAGCAGGTCGAGCAGCACCCAGGCCGGGTTGTTTCCGATCGGGTAGCTCCAGATCCCGGCGAACGGACCCGTGGTCGGGCTCTCGTAGAGGTAGTCGGTCCAGCCGAGCACGGCGTCCCAGGCGCGGATCCGGCGGCCCTTCACGCGGAAGAGCCACTGGACGTTGCCCGACAGGCGCTCGGTCGCGCGCAGGCGCGCCGCCACGCAGACGCGGCCTGGGTAGCTGAAGGAGTACTCCTTGAGCACCACGACCTTCGACCACGCGCAGGTGCTGACGGTGTCGAGCACGGGGTCCTTGGCGGCCGTGCGGCGCTCGACGCGGACGGTGAACGGCCCCTCGAGGCCCTGGAACGAGATGCGGGGGTTCAGGCTGAAGCCGGCGCGCTGGGCCGGCAGCGCGACGTCGAACACCTGGGGCGCGCTGTAGCCGGTCGTGGGCGTCTTGAACGACAGCCAGAACGTGACCGGGTAGCTGTCGTAGGCGCCCGAGCTCTGCAGCTTGTAGAGGCCGCTCGCGAACGTCAGGCGCACCGCGGCCGAGGTCGCCGTCGTGTCGTTGATGACGAACTCGAAGGAGGCGGGCGCGTCGAGCTGCGCACCGACGTCGAGCGTGGTCGCGGCGTTGGCGAACTGGCGCATCGGGGTCTGGCCGAAGCGCCCGAGCCGGATCGCCATCTCGGCGTCCGTGGACAGCAGCGGGTTCCCGTTCACGCGGATGTCGGCCGGGATGGTGTTGACCGCGGTCCCGTAGAGCGCGCCCAGGTCGTCGGCCTCGCCGAGCGTGCCGCCGTTCATGCCGCCGATCGACTCGAAGCGGCCCTCGCCGAGCATGATGATCTGCTCGAGGTACTCCGCGATGCCGCCGCCAGGCGCTGGCTGGGTGTAGAGGTTCGTCGAGACGACCTGGCCGCCGAGGTCCACCTCGCCATAGACGAGCGGGACGTAGGCCCCCGAGCCGTAGGTGGTCGCGGTCCCGTCCCAGGCGTAGGTCGGGCTGACGTCGTCGCCGCGGACCGCGTCCTTCGTCTTGGGGCGTGATGCCGCGGACACCGCCGCGAAGATCCCCAGGATCAGGAAGTTCACCGCCGCGCCCGTCAGCGGGTCGCCCACCATCGGCGCGATCACCAGCCAGACCTGGGACGCCAGCGGAAGGTCCCACTCGGCCTGAGGCACGAGCTTGCCCTCACGGAAGACCTGGAGCTCGAGGTCCGCGCCCCACTCCTCGCGACGCACGGCCGCGATCACTTCGCGGATCGTCTGGCCCTTCCACTCGAGCGCGGTGTCCTTCGTCGAGAGGACGCCAACCAGGCTCAGCACGGTGCGCGCGTGGATCACGGGCGCCTCCAGATCCACAGGAGCTTCCTGGGAAGGTCGCGCAGACGCTCGAGGTGCGAGCCTCGGCCGCGAGACGTCGTCAGGTGCCAGCCGTCGTCGGCCACGATCGAGACGTGGCTCGCGACGCCAGCCTTGCCGGAGACGAGGACGTCGCCGACTCGCGGGCGTTCGGTCGGTGGGAGCTCGACCCACCCTTCGGGCTTCACTTCGTGGAGCTCGCGCCAGCCGGCCGACCAGCGCGCCGCGATCTGGTGCCAGGGGTCGACCAGGCGCACGCCGAGCTGCTCGAGTCCGAGGATCACGATCCCGAGGCAGTCCGCGCCCTGGCGGTCGCGCCCGCCCTCGACCCAGGGGATGCCGGTCAGGTCCCAGGTGGCCAGCGTCATGCGGGACTCCCTGAGGCAGCCGGGAACGCTCGGATGCGCATCGGCAGGACGCGCGGGTAGCCGTTCGCGACCATGTCGTTCCCGTGGACGATGCAGTCGGCCAGGTCGTGATTGCACGACGTGAGCGAGCCGCGGTATGGGCAGGTGATCCCGTCCTTGTAGAGCGCGGTGCAGCCGGTCGCCTGGACCGACTCCTGCGGGATCTGCCGCTCGTAATAGTGCGCGACGCGCAGCTCGAGCGAGAGTACGCGGTTGTCGAGCGTGGCCGAGGCGACGCGGAGCTCCAGCGGGATCGCGTCCCGGTAGTCGGAGAGATACTCGCGGTTCACGAGCCAGAGGTTCGCGCGCTTGTCGACCAGGCCCTTGCCCGTCTCCAGGTAGGGCCCGAGCTCGCGCGTGGCGTTGCTGACGTTCATCGTCAGCGCAGGCTGATTGCCGCCCGCGTCGATCTCGACCTCGGAGAAGCTGATCGGGAACGGGTAGAAGGTGGTTGGGACGCCGGCGATCGGGAAGGTGATCTGGCTCTCAGCGTCCGTGATCCGCAGCACCGTCGTCGGCAGCGGGTCGACCTGCTCGTCGAGCACGAGCTTCACGAGCCAGCACCACGGCTGCTTCGGGCGGATCTGCTGCGCTGCCTTGATCAGGTTCGTCGTCAGCTTGATCACGGCGCCACCTCAAGCTCGAGCACGTCGAACGACGTCGCCCAAAGGTTCGCACCCAGGCTGCGGAACTCGAACTGTGTCCCCGTGAGCGCATAGGCCTTCTTCACGTCACCAGGAAGCTGGGCCGCCCACATCGCGTTGGCCTTCAGGAACGCGAACATCGAGTCCTTCTCGGTGCCTGTCATGCACGCGTAGTTCCAAGGCCCGGTGGCCTTGGGCTTCAGGAACGGCGGGAGCTTGCTCATGTAGCCCGACACCGTCGTCAGGTACTCGTCGCCGCGGCTGAGCTGCCACGTGATCGGATGCGACGGCAGCAGCGGGATGGTCGGCAGGCCAGAGAGCGTGATGCCCTGCGAACTCGGCACGAGGGCGACCTCGGCGCCGCGCACGGGAGCGATGTCGGGCGGGTAGAGGTTCGTGCTGTCGTCGTTCGCGAGCGCGACCAGGCACATCTCGGCCGCGGCGTAGGCCGGCGACTGGCCCATGTACTGCACGTCCTTCGTGAACGGCGGGACCGGGATCGAGTATTGGAATATCGTCTCGAGGGGGGAGAAGTCGATCGAGTTGAGGCGCTTCACGCGCACCCAAGACTCGCCGCCTGGGATGGTCTCCAAGGTCTGCGCGCGCGCGCCCGAGAGTGCGCCAACGAAGATCGTCCCGGAGTTGATCGACGTCCCGCTGTTGCCCTGGATCAGGAATGAGAGCGTGTCGGAGTAGGGGTTGATCTTGCCGAACGTGCGCAGGTGCACGGCGCCTTCGGGCAGGTCGACGTGGAACATCTTCACGTCGGGCTGGCCCTCGGCGTAGCCGTTGGATGCGACGCGCTGCGGCACGTAGACGTCCGAGCCCTTGGGGTAGAAGGCGCCATCGTTCACCTGCACCAGCACCTGCGTTGCGCGGTCCTGCTCGCGCAGGTCGACGCGGTTCGCCGGCAGAGCGCACGCGACCACGCTGCACGGCCGCTGCTCGCCGATCGTGTAGTCGTGCAGGATCTCGGTCGGCGTGACCTCGCGGCTACCATAGAAGCGCGACTTCGGGCCGGCGGGGACGACGTCGAGGCCGTACATGCCCGGCGAGATGCGCACCGAGAAGTGGTCGAGGCGAACCCACTGCGCCGCGTCCACGCCACCGCCGGCCTGGTAGAGGCAGATCCCGCGCTGGCCAATGCGGATGTTGTTCGCCGAGACGTTGAGCACGGTCGCCAGGCCGTGCTGGTACTCGTTCGGATAGACGCTGTTGAAATTGGGCGGGTGCGGATCCTTGAGACCGCGGCAGATGCCGCCGTGACGATCGAGACCCCAGGTGAACGTCGGGGATCCCCACCCGCCCAAAAAGGTGCCCCAATAGAGGTTGGCCAGGTCGACGCGGTTGCGCGGCCGATACCGGGTCGACGTGAACACGAGCCACTGCTCGGTTCCCGAAGTCCAGGGCAGCGCAGCGGACAGGCCAAGATCCAATGGGCTGTTCGGTTGCACGGGCAGCGTCACGCCGGCGAGCGACTGCGAGCTGTCCCACTGATAGCGCGAGGCTCCGAGCGCGGTCGTGTCCCAGCACTGCAGCGCGGCCTCGAAGCAGAAGAACCGAGGACTCGTGGAGATCGCGTCGCCGTACTTGGCGATGCGACCGATCAGCACGAGGTCGTCTCCCGTCTGCCAGGCCGCGCGCCGCACGATGAACATGAACGGCTGGGCCTGGTTGCGCGGGCTGTGATAGACGTCCGCGTTGAGGGAGACGCGGTGCATGAAGTTCTGCTGCAGCAGGACGCCCTGGCTCGTGCGCAGCGAGACCTCGACGCAGGCCTGGCCGGTGAAGCCGACGAGGTTCTCGAAGTTGCCGACCTTGCCGGTCACCACGACGACGAAGTCCCGCGAGCCGTTCGGGGTGCTTGGGCACTGCGAGGCGGGGAAGCGCGCGATCTCCTGCCAGTCCGAGTACGGGTCGATGCCGCTCGCGACCGAGGTCACGAGCACCGGCGGTGCGTTGATCGTGCGCACGACCTTCGTCACGTGCGGCGCGCCATCCCTCGGAACTCGGAGCGCCGGTCGAAGCCGTCGCGCCAGAGCCCCCACAGGTGCTCCCGGTGTTCCGCGAGGAACGACAGGCCGCTCTGGGTGTCGATCGCGGACAGGTAGAGGTTCAGGACGTTGCCGCCCCCGCCGCCGCGGATGCTGACCGGGATTCGTCCACCCTTGAGTGGGACGAACGCCTCGGGGCCGGCCTCGCCGAAGAGGCCGAGGGTGGGCCTGGTGACCGTTCCGCCGTCCGCGAACCGACGGACGTCCGCACCGCGCGCCAGGCTCGCGAAGCGGCTTCCTCCGACTCTGGCGCCGTGCCAGCCGCCTGAGTCGAACACGCCGCCGTCCGCGCCGACGTTGCCGGGGTTCGCCGCGAACGGATCGCTCGCTGCGCCACCCCCGAAGAGGGCCTTGAGGCCGGCGAACAGGCCGGCCTTGGCGAGGCCTGCGAGCGACGCTGAGGCCGCGCGGGCGATGTCGTCGAAGAATCCCTTGGCGAAGCTCTTGATCGCGGCAGCGGCGCTCTTGGCCTTCGTGACGGCGTCGTAGGCGGATTGCCCGAGGTTGCGCTCGAACGCATCGCCCAGGTCCTCCACGGCGCGCTTGCCCCTGCCGAACTCGTCGGAGAGCTGCTCCGCGCCCTCCCTGAGGGCCTCCAGGGCGCCGTCAGCTCCCGTGCCGGTGATTCGGGTCTCACGGCGCCTCGCCTCGACCACGATGCCCAGGCGGGCGTTCTGGTAGGCCTCCTCGCTGACCAGGCCCTTGCGATGCGCTTCCTCGAGCGAGCGCAGGTCCTGGTTCCGGTAGGCGTCGATCTCCGCGAGCTCGCGCGCGCGGCCCTCGGACATGCGGACCCGTGACTCCTCCATCAGCGTCACCGAGCGCTGGGCGACCCCGCGCTCGATCTCCGCCATGTCCCGGGCCTGCTTCTGCCGCAGCTCGCTCTGGGTCGCGAAGAGCTGGTTCACGAGGTTGGCGCCGATCCCGCTGTTCGAAGGGGTGAGGCCCTCCTTGTTGAGCTGGCGCGCGGCCGACAGGTAGTCCTCGGTCAGCTTGTCGAGCTCGACGCTGGTGCGGATCTCCACCTGCCGGAGCTGGTCGGGGATCGAGTCGGTCAGCGAGGCGGAGCGCTTGAGCTCGGCCATGGCGTTGGTCAGGCGGCGCGCCTCGTCCTGGGCCTTCGCCTGGCGGTCGCGCGATGCCGAAACCTCGCCGCCCTCGCTGAGCAGCCTGGACGAGGTCTCCTTGCGGATGCGCTCGGCTTCGGCGCGCATTGCCAGCACGCGAGGGAGCGCCGAGGCCTCCGCCTGCTGGTAGGCGAACTGAGACGCGAAGGGCACGTTCTTGTAGGAGGCCTCGAGCACCTTCGCCTGGGTCTCCAGGAACTCGGCGCGCACGCGCTGCAGGGCGGTGACGAACTCGCTCGCGCTGGTCACGCGCAGCCGGAGCTCGGCTCCGAACTGCTTCATGGCGTCGACGTTGCCCAGGAGCCCGCGACCGACCAGGTCGAGGGTGCCACCCAGGTCCTTGCCGGCGACCTTGCTGAGCGTCTCGGCGACCTCGACGGCCACCTGCATCTGCTGCGAGTTGAGACCGAGCGCGCGTGCCTGCGAGGCAAGCTGCGCGACCTGCTCGGTGGTCGTTCCGAAGAGGCGCTTCCCAGACTCCGCAAGCGCCTCGACCTGCTTGGTGAGATCCGCGGTGTCCGTGCCAGCGATGCGCTCCTGGGCCGCGAGCTGCTTCAGCGCGACCTGGCCAGCGCGATACTGCTCGATCAGGTGCTGCACCTCGTTGGCGATCGCCGTTGCCGAGAGCTGCACGCCGAACGCTCCGGCGAGCGCGGCGCCGAAGAAGCGCACCTCGCTGACGCCTCTGCGCAGCAGGGTCGACACGTCGCGGAAGCTGGACCCGAAGGTGCGTCCGAACTTCGACGTCTCCGTGTTCATCTTCGCGAGGGCATCCGCGACACCGGCGCGCTTGTCCTCGACGTAGACGCTGATCCCCAGCGTGGCATTGACGTCAGCCATGGGTCACTCGCCCTCCTGGCGCTTGCGGTACTTCTCGCGTTCTTGAAGCACCCACGCGACAGCCTCGGTGAAGGTCGCGGACTGATCCATCCACCCGCCCTCCGCCGGCAGCACTCCGTGCTCGAGCAGAGCGGCGAAGTCGAACACCTCGAACACATCGTTTGGCACGACGCTTCCCGGGCATCGGTGCAGAGGGATTCCTTTCTCGTCCCCGTGGCACGACGGGCACGACGCTGCCTTGCCGTCGCACTCCGTGCACTCGAAGTACGCGAGGGGTGTCTTCGTTGGAGCATCGCACCCCCACTCCCGCCGTAGGCCTTCCTCGCCGGGAAGGCGGCACTGCCTGCACTTCTGCGGTAGGAAGCCCCATATCAGGCCTGCGGCGAAGGTGAGTTTTTTCGGTCTTCGTGGTTCAGGTTCGAGCCGATCAGGATCTCCTCGGTGAGGTCGACCTCGAGTTGATCGGTGATGTGGTCCATGCACTCCTCGGAGATCGGGCGGCACTTGCGACCGAGGACCTCGACGTCCTCCTTCTCGGTCACGAACTTCACTTCGCGACCGTCTGCCGTCTTGAAGTTGGACCAGCCGACCAGGCCGGCGCGCACGATCTGGAACCGGCACTCGCCCTCGTTGCCGATGAAGCCGAGCTGCCGGGTGCGCAGGTTCTGATAGTGGTGCTTCTCGCGCTTGGTGAGCGAGCGCAGGTGAAACACGGTCTGCTGGTCGCGAGGCAGGTTGGCCTCGGACGGCATGACGAAGTCCCACCGCTGATTGGGAAGAAGTGCGATTGCCATGGGGTTGGGTCTCTTGGGTCTCTGGTCAGTAGAAGGCGATCCAGAAGGAGTCGTCGCCGAGCGCGTCGGACCGCTTCAGGTCCCACTTCAGGCCCTCGGTCCAGATCGAGTTGCGGTCTCCGTCGGTGACGCCCTTCACCTGGGCGTTCGGCGCGCAGAAGATCCACTTCTCGCCGATCGGGCGCTGGGCCTCGAAGTAGCGCAGGTGCTTCGTGGTGTTCCCCGGGACGGGGTTCCGCATCACGTCGAGCCAGTTGATCGTGCCAATCAGCGCGGCCTCGGGGTCGGCGCTCAGCGTCGGCTTGCGGTCGGTGATGATCGTCGAGAGCAGGCCGTCGCTCTGGAGCAGGTCGTCGCGCTCCGTGACCGAGTTCCCGATGTCGATCTCGATCGAGGACACCGGCGTGTTCAGGTAGGTCAGGATCTGCTGACCGCGGATCGCGTTCGGCGTGTCGCTGTAGTTTGGCGCGGTGATCACGGCCGCGTTCGAGTTGAGCCCGCGGCGCCCGCTGAAGTCGAACTGGACCTTGCCGGGCTGGCCGGCCGCCAGGCTGATCTTGAACGTGCCGCGCGAGCCGATCATGGACCGCAGTCGGCCTGCCTTGAGGCTGTAGAAGGTCGCCGAGTGGTCCTGGAAGATCGAGTTGTTCAGCGTCGCGTTGGTGCGCTTGATTGCGACGCCCGAGACGTCGTTCAGGACCTCGTTCGCTGAGAACGTGCCGTAGGTCGGCTCATAGTAGAGCTTCGTCTGGCTGGTCTGCGCGTAGGTCGGCGCGGCCACCGTGCCCTGGAGCGAGAGCGCCGGGATCGGGACCTTGTAGTTGCCGGCGCGCGGAGCACGCACGACGCCCTCGGCCCCGCTCGTGGCTCCCTTGATGATGTAGCCGTCCTGCGGGACCGTGAAGAGCGAGTTGTTCTTGCTCGCACAGGTCGGGTTCGGCGAGCTGCCCGTGCCGTTGATCGTCTCCGTCAGCGTGAAGTCCACCGCCGTCGTGCGGCGCACCACGATCTGCGTCGCGCCGCTGGCGTAGGCTCCGACCGTGACACCGGATGCCGTGCTGGTCGCGCCGGTCACCGTGGTGCCCGCGCCCAGCGTGGTCGTGAGGGCTGACCCCAGGTTCAGGGTCTCCTCGACGCCGCGGAGCGTCGGCGGCGCCGGGTCGGCGGTGCCGTTGATCGCTTCGTTGCCGCGCCACGTCCCGCTGATCGGGGTCGCGAGGATCACGGTCCAACCGACGTCCGAAATGTTCGGGTTCGGGGACGTGCCGGTGCCCGTCAGGGCCTCCGCGGCTTGGAAGTTGGTCGCCGAGGTACGCACGACCGCGATCGCGGTGGCGCCGATGCCGTAGGCCTGCGTGACGACTCCGGTGGCGCCGCTGGTGCCGCCCGTCACCACCGTGCCCGGGGCGAGCGTGGCATTCAGCGCGGAGATCGTCAGGGTCTGCCCGATCGCGTTCTCGAGGACCTTCGCGGTGGCGCCGCTGGTCGCTCCGGTGATCGTCGTGCCAGCGACCAGGACGTTGCGCAGGCCGTTGGAGTAGAGGGTCAGGTAGTTGCCGTAGCGGCCGTCCGAGAACTTCCAGTTGGTCTTGGTGCCGTCGTACTCGCCCGTCGGGGTTCCGTTGTCGAGGTCGAGCACCTGGATCTGCGCGGAGCACGGCCGGTAGAACCAGCCCATCGGCGTCTCGAGCGTGACGGTCGCACCGCCGCTGAGCACCGCGCCAGCCGAGGCTCCCGTGTTTGGGTCGCCCTGCTTGAGCGCTTCGCCGGCCTGGAACGGGATCGCGTTGAGGCGCTCCAGGTTCAGCCAGGAGTCGGTGGTGTAGTTGGTCCCAACCAGGCGACCGACGGCGCCTGAGCGGCTGCCGTAGATCAGCGTGTTCACCGTCATGCCGGCGGGCGAGCCCGTCGTGTAGACGAGGTTCATGTTCCCGCCGCGCATGCTGCACGCGCGGAACAGGCGGCCCAGGCGCGGCTCCTTGGTCGGGAGCGTGAAGCTGGGCGACAGGCCGGTCGTGATCTCGCCGGACCCGCGGAGGTCGAGGCCGAAGCTCAGCTTGTCGATCGCGCGGCCGACGTTGTCGAACTCGCGGTCCATCGAGAAGCGGCCGGCGTCTCGGTCGATGAAGTCCTGCTCCGACTGGTAGGTCGGCGTCAGCGCGAGCATCGCGTCGTCGGACGTGGGAACCGGATCGGTGCCCTCGATCGCTTCGAGCTTGCACAGGAGTTGGTGGACGTAGGCTTTGAGCGGCATAGGAACCTCAGTCGATGGCAATGGCCTCGCGGATGCGGGCGGACATGCGGTAAGTGTTTGGTCGGACCCACGAGATCGTCGGGCCTCCGACGTACTCGACGTTGCGCACGACGCCGTCGAGGCATCCGTGCAGGAAGGCGCCGGTGGTCGCCTCGAAGTGGGCTCGCAGTCCCGCGGCCTTGGCCGGGGTCGCGTTCTCCCAATCGAGCTGCTCGGCGTAGACGGCCGGCGCGATTGTGCGCGCCAGGAACACGTTGTCCTCGGGGCTTCCGATGGTGCGCGGCGCTTCGACGATGATCGTGGCGCGCTCCCGGGTCTCGAGGACGGAGGACATCAGATCACGACCTCCGGGTCGTCCTGGCGGTGGCGATACGTGACATCGAACATCAGGGCGGCGCAGATGCCCTCGACGCTCGCGTTGTCCTCGTCGAGCGAGAGGTACTTCATGGAGCGTTGGAGCTCCGTGTCGACCCCGCTGTTGGAACCGATGCCGCGGTCAGGCGCGACCAGGAGGGCCTTCTCGATGGACCGGAGCATTGCGTCCATGTGGGCCTCCCAGCCGGTTGCAGTCGCTGCGCTCGGAGCGTCGGCGACGTGGACCTCGAAGCTGAGCGTGCAGGTGAATCCCTCCATCGGGCCCCTGCTCTTGGTTTCCTCGCGGCAGAACACGACCGCGGACGGGAGGTTCCCAAGCTCGTCGCCATCGCTGCTCGAGCGCTTGCATCCGCCGGCGGTCGGCGCTGCGAACGCCGGGATCGCGGCGATCGTGGACACGACGTTCGTCGCGATGAGTTCAGCGACGGAGGTCATTCTGGATATCCGCCATGATCTTGTTCTTGGTGTCGATCAGACGCCGCGACCGATCCGGGGCCATCGCGTTCCACGTCGCAATGAACCGCAGCTTCGGCTTCACGGTGACGCTCTTCTGCAGGTGCCACACCAGCTCGAACCAGTACTTGCGGTTCTTCCCCGAGCCCTTGCTGAAGAGCTGGGCCAGGTAGAGCTTTCCCTGCTTGGACATGAAGGTGAAGAAGGTCTTCGCCTTCGCGACGCTGCCGAGCTCGCCAGGAGTCGGGCCCACGAAGCTCGATGAAACACCGGAGGCGCGGGCGGCCTTGGGGGACGCGTACTCCTTCTTCTTGACGCCCAGCGAGTTGAACGCCGGGCCTCCCTTGAGCGGGATTGCCAGATACCGGCTGCCCGCGCGCGGCCCATAGGTGCCGCCCTTCTCGAGTCCCAGGAGGATCGGGCTCGTCGTCTCGTATCGAGCGCTGATCTCGCTGAGGTCGGGCTTGTCGGGAACCTGGCCCTGGGAGGGCGTGATGCGGTACTTGAACGTCCGCAGCAGTTGCTCGGACCGCGGCCCCTTGAGGTTGGCCTTCGCCTGCTCGAGCCACGTCCGACGGAACGATCCGCTGACCTGGCCGACGTAGTCGCGCATCCCGATGAACGTGCGCTTGGGCGCGGCGGCAAACATGTTCGCGACCTCCTGGTCGTCGACCACGACGCTCACGCCCTCGAACTGGTAGACCTGGCGCACCCTCACGTCCCCACCCTCAGACGGAAGGAGACCTCGTCGCCGCGGACGCGCCCGACGACGCGGCACTCGACGGGGGTCTCGCCGTAGCGCATGGCTACGACGACGCGGTCCTTGTCGCCGATGCTGGTGCGGCCCCAATCGCTGCGGTTGGGGACCTCCAGGAAGAGCTGCTTTTGCGTGAGGGCCTTCTCGCCCGGACGAGCCATCACCCCATCGCCTTCGCGCTCGACGACAGCCCGGATCGTCACCGGGCTGCCGCCGAACGGCCGGTACTCCACGAGCTCTGCAAACGCGCCGAGATCGAAGAGCGCCTTTTGCATGGCGTCGACGGTCTCGGCGGGCAGGGGCATCTCAGACCGTGGCCTTTGCGCGCTTGGTGCGCGCAGCAAGCGCCTCGGCCTGTGCCGCTTCGTGTTCTTCCGGAGTGACGGTGATCGCGTGGATCCCGCGCCGAAGCGCGAGCACCACGTCCTCTGCGGTCAGGCCGTCCGGGATCGTGCCCTCCAGGAGCACGTCCCCGGTCTTGAGGGTGCGGCCGAGGCTAGTCGCCCGTCCCGACACCCCCGCCACCGCCACCAGCCTGAGTCGTGACGTCATCAAAGGTCCCTCGCGCAATCGCCGACGATCGTCAGCCAGACCCTGTTGGTGCCCGATGCGCCGGCGACCCGGACGCACTGGATCTTGCCGACGGGCAAGCCGACGATCGCGGCGGCCAGACGGAAGGTGTCGTTGTCCGACACCTCGATCGTGCCGCCATGATCGGTCTTGGCGATGGTGTCGCCGATGCTGACCTCGATCGTGCAGCGCGTCTTCACGCGCACGGTCTTGGCGCCGGCTGCGCCGGTCGAGTTGTCGACCGAGTGCATCGCGACGCCGAGCAGGCCCGTGGTGCCGGTCGCATTGACGGCATTTCCGCTGCCGTCGACAGTGAGGAGCGCGCCCTCGTAGATCGTCGTGCTCGCCGCGACGTCGAACACCGCCTCCTGCTCGGGGTAGGTCGTGACGAAGTCGCGCGGCTTCTGTGCTGTGAGTGCCATGTGTGTTTCTCCTTCTCAGGCGGCCATGGTGACGCGGACGCCCATCTGGTGGCGGCCGACGGCGGCTGCGCAGAGGCGCTCTGCGCGAACGTAGATCTCTCCCGTCTTCTTCGCGTGCTCGCTGTTTTCGTCGAGCATGATGATGTCGGGCAGCACTTCGTCCTGCCAGATCAGCGTGCGGATGGGAGAGTCGACCCGGAACAGGTAGGCCTTGGTGTTGGTCGTCAGTCGGGGATTGACGATCGGCACGTAGCTGACGCCGAACTCCTGCTGGAGCGCGCCAGTGGTCGAGCGGACGACGACGCCAGCGTCCGCGGTCGTCAGGTTGCGAATGGCCGCGCTCGTGACGCCCATGGCGTCCGGGTGGACCATGATCGCGAACTTGCGAGCGAACTGATTGGCGGGCTCACCCGCCGCGTCCTTCTGCACGAACATTTGCTGGGTGGCCTGGCGGATCACCTGCTCGAGGTTGACGGTCGTGGCAGCGACGACGCTGGCAATGCCGTTCACCGTGATGTCGTTCGAGCCCGTGGCGTGCGAGCTCGAGTAGAGCGCGACACCGTCGTAGCTGAGCGGGTTCGCCTCGATGACGGCCGACACCAGCTTGTCCGGGAGCTCCGCGGCGCGCTCGGAGAGCTCGTCGATGCGCTTGAGCGCCTGGCCGGTCTTGTCACGGCGCAGGTCGTGCTTGTTGAAGTAGAGCGGCGCTTCCCAGATCTCGTTGAAGACCTGGATGCCGTTGTCCTTCAGCGTGCGGCGAACCTGCGGTCCGCCCTGGGCTCCCGACGCGCCCTGCTTCTGCATGGCAGGGACCTCGTCGAGGAACTTGTAGATCTCCGACTCCTGATCCGAGTCGTAGACGCTCGCGATCGAGGGCGTGAACGTGAGTTGGGAGATCCGCTCCAGGCCCAGGAAGAACTGGCCCTTGATGTTGCGGTATCCGAGTGCTGCGACAGTCATGGCTCAGTTCTCCTTCGCCTCGGGGGCGTACTGCAGGAAGGCCCGGTAGTGCTCCGCGGTGCTGTAGGTCTCGCGGATCTTCGGGTCGGTGTTGAACTCGCGCTCCGCACGTTGCTGGAGCGTCTCGTTGGCGTTCGGCTTGGCCGATTCGGTCGCCGGCAGGATCACGCCGGGGGCGGCTGCGGCGAGCGCGAGCTTCGTCTCGACGACGTTGCGGCGAGGATCGGCGAGCAGGGCATCGGTTGCGGTCTCCGAGTCCTTGCCGTCGGTGATGAGCTGCTGCGCGAGCTCGAACTGCGAAGCGGTCGAACGCTTCAGGATCTGCGAGGTCCGCTTGCGCTCGGCATTCTGGCCTTCGGTCAGGCCGGCGGCCTTCCCTTCGGCGAACGCCGACTCCCGGACGGACTTCACAAGGTCCGGGTGCAGCTCACTGAGCCGCGCGACGGTCATTGGACCGTCCTGGGTCGTGGTCATTGTCTTCTCTCCCACTGATGTGAGGACCGGGACCTGCAAGGGCGCATGCCCCTGCGACAAGGTCTCCAGCCTCGTGTTCTTGTCTGCGCCGAGCTCGGTCACGGTGACCTCGCGGCATTCGCAGTCGCGCCAGATCCAGCCGGGACCTTGGAGCGCGAATCCGTTCACCTGCACGGTCGTGCCTTGCAGGACTTCCTCGATGCGCCCCGGGCTGAGCCAGCAGGACGCCTGGAACGGGAAGCCGGCGCGCGCGTCCGTGAGCACGGACATGGCCTGGTCGTTCTGGAGCCAGATGCCGTCGGCGAAGTAGCCGTCCGTCCCGCGCGCGATCTTGGTCGTGAACCCGACTCGCTCGTCGTGGTTCAGGAGCAGCGGCATCGACTGCGACGCGATCTTGACGCTGTCGAGGTCGATGACGAGATTCTGCCAGCCCCAATGGTTCGCGATCGGCTTTCCGGTGGCGAAGAGGATGCGGAACTGCGACGGGGTCTGCGTGTTCCCCTCGGCCGCGATGATGAACTGCACGGCGGAACTGCAGCCGAGCTGCTGTTCCTGCCGCGGGACTGCGATGGTGGTCGTCACTTCTTCGCGGCCTCCTGGGCCGGTTGGTCGGTCGTGCTGGCCGCCGGGTCCTGCGTGTCTGCCGGCTGGTCCTGCGGGTTCTGCGTGTCCTTCGGGCCCTGCTGGTCCTGCGGTGCCTGCGCGCCGCTTCCCTGCTGCGGCATGAACGCGCCGAGCGTCACGCCCAGCTCGTCGAGCTCCTGCTGTTCGTTGGCGAGCTGCTGGAACACGTCGCTCGCATTGCCACCGCCTTCGACGATGACCTGCGACCGCGACATGAAGCCGTTGTCGACGGCCAGCTTGTAGGCGGCCATCTCCTTGGTCGGGTCGATGTATCCGCGCTTGGGCAGCGTCCACGACACGCGCGCCCACTCTTCGGGGGCGTCTGCGAACGGGATCGTCATCCCGACCTTGCCGAGCTTGCCGTCGAGCCACGCCTCGCGGATGCAGTGCATCCAGTAGGCGTCGAAGAACGGGATCAGCGGCTGCTGCCACTGCGCGATCGTCTTCCACAGGATCTGGAAGCCCGCGCGCATGCTCGAGTAGTTCGCGGCGCCGACGTCACCGAACAGGACCTCGTACGGGACGCCGATGCAGGCCGCGATCTGGCGCAGCAGCCGCACAATGAGCGGGTCGGTGTACTGGCCGGGCGTCGTCGGGCCGAGATACTTGATCTCGTCGCCCGAGTTGATCGTGTTGATGGAGCCGGGGCTGACGCCGCGCTCCTGATAGGCCGTGTAGGGGTTGCTGGATCCGTTGTTCCCGCTCACGCCCGAGAGGGCACTCGCGGCCTTGCCGGCGTCACCACCCGTCGAGATCCAGATCGACATCGCGTTCTGGATGCGGGCCGAGAGCAGCACCTCGTCGAGGTAGTTGCTGGTGTGATCGAGCAGGGGAAGGCACTGCGCGAACCCCGGAATGCCGCGCGCCTGGCCGATGCGCTCCTGATTGGCGACCTGGAGCACGTTGACGCGGACCCCGCCCTTGTAGGTGCGGCGCACGGGCCAGAACTCGAACAGGAGCGTGCGGCGCTGCGCGTGCGCGTCGAACGGGTGGCCGCGGTAGACGTGGAAGCCCTCGATGCGGGCCCACTTGTCGACCTGGACTCCACCATTGATCAGAGGGTTGCTCTGCTCGCCCTGCGGCGTGTCGACGCGCTCGGCCTCAATGAGGTTGACGCGCGTGGCGAGGTTGCCGTCCTCGTCCACGGTCATCGGGAACGACGGGAACACGTCGCCGCCATCCCACATGGACAGGAACACCAAGCGCTGCAGGCCAACCCAGTTCAGGCGGCCGGTGACGTCCGCGCGCTTGCTGGCGCGCTGGAAGTAATCCTTGCACGCGCCCTGCCAGTCCTGGGCCTGCTGGTCGGAGATCCCGAGCTTCTCGTAGTCGATCAGGCACTCGGGAGTGAACCCGCTTCCCACAACGTGGTCGGCGAGCGTGCGGCGCACGGCCTGCGCGATCGGGTCGTTCAGCGCGGCGTCGCGCGTGCGGCTCCGGACCTTGGGCAGGTCCTCGATCGTCAGCGCGTTGGCGTCGCCCTCGGGAGGGTCCCAATCGTCCATCGCGCGGCTGATCGAGCCGGCGGCCATCGCGGCGAGCTTCTCGCCGTTCTCGCGCCAGTAGCGGTTGGCCAGCGCGCGCTTGGGCGCGCACGCGTCGAGCACGTAGTCGACGGCTCGGCCGAGCAGGGTCGGCGGCTTCTGGCCCTGGCGGACGCGGCGAACCTTCATCGACTCCTCCCGATGCGCATCCACGTGGTCCCGATCGCCGCGCGCATCTCGCTGCGGCGCGAAATGCCTTGCTCGAGCAGGAGCCGGAGCTCGTCGAGCGAGGCGTTGCTGATGCTCTTCCCGCCGAGCGTGATGCTGGCCATCGCGCCTTCCGTGAGGCGCTGCTCGATCACGTCCTGGATCAGGTCGACGAAGTCGCCAGACGAGATCGCGGTCTCCTTGCCGGCCTGCACGGACTTCGGTCCGAGCCACGGGCTGGTGCCCTCGTCGTGGTAGGCCCGGACGCGGATCTCGTAGACCTCACCGGGCTCGATGCCGTCCGTGATCTCGAGCGAGGCGCTCGAGACCGGGACGAGCCCAGCGGGCTCCCAGGCGGTGGTCCCGTAGACGCGGATCTGGACCTCGTGGCCGATCGCGTTGTCGGCCGTGGCGTGCCAGGTCACGTCGATCTCGTCGGCGCCGACCGGGAACAGGCGGAGGTCCGTGGGCGTGCTCGGGGCGACCTTCGCCGGCGGGCCGGGGGGCGTCGTCGCGAACGCGCTGGAGCTCCACGCGGAGTTGCCGGTGAGGTTCGCGGCGCGCACCTGGAACTCGAGCGGGGTGCCTGGCGTGAGCCCGGTCACCGAGGCCGTTGTGGCGGCTGCAGCGACCGTGGGGCCCGGCTGCCAGGCCGTGGCGCCCGTCGGGCGCACGCGGGTCTCGTTGCGCGTCGCGTTGCCCGCCGTGTTCGTCCAGGACAGGTTGACGACCGTCCCGCTGGCCGCGGTCGCCAGGAGGCCCGTCGGAGCCGTGGGGGCTCCTGAGAGGGTCGTGGCCGTTCCAGCGGCCCACGTCGAGGCTCCCCAGGTGTTGACCGCCCGGACCTCGAAGTCGTACTGCGTGGCCGCCAGGAGGCCGCCAATCGCCACGTTGACCGCGGTCGCGCTCAGGGTCGGGCCAGGAGTCCAGCTCCCGGCGCCGTGCACCTTGTAGTGCGTCTCGATGGACGTGGCGTTCGTCGCCGTGTTCGTCCAGGTGAAGGTGACCGAGGACCCGGTGTCGCCGAGGCCGGTCACGCCGGTCGGCGCGCTCGGGGGCAGTCCGTTGGTCGTCGCGGTCGCCGGGCCGGCCCACTCCGACGGGCCGCTGCCGTTCACCGCGCGGACGCGGAATCGGTAGGCGGTCGCCGGCGCGAAGGGCGCGTTGTAGTCGAGCGAGACCTCGGTCGGGTCGATCGTCGGGCCGTTGGTCCAGTTGGTCTCGGTCGCGAGCTGGTACTGGACCTCGATGCTCGTCGCGTTGCCGGCGGTGTTGGTCCACGCCAGGTTGATCTGCGTCGAGCTGAACGGGGTCGCCGTGAGGTTGGTGGGAGCCGTGGGCGCGCCCGAGCGCGTCGTGGCCGTCACCGGGCCGGCGTAGACGCTCGGGCCGAAGGCGTTCACGTTGCGGACCCTGACCTCGTAGGAGGTCCCCACCAGGAGGCCCGGGATCGTGGCCGTCAGCGTGGTCGGCGGGAGCGGGGCGGTCGTGGTCCACGGCGTGACCCCGACGCGCCGGTACTCGACCTCGGTCTGGTCGGCGTTCGTGGCGGGGTTCGTCCAGGTGGCGACGATCGAGGTGCTTGTCGGACCCGTCGCGGCGAGGTTCGCGACCGTGACCGGCGGGTTGCCCTGCGTCGAGGCGCTGACCGGGCCCACCCAGGCCGAGGTCCAGGTGTCGGTGCGAGACCGGATCTGGAACTCGTAGGTCGTGCGGATCGCGAGGCCGCCGACGTCGGTCTGGCTCGCGTTGATCGCGGTGGACGGCGCGTCGATCCAGGCCTCGGCGCCGAGCTGGCGATAGCGCACGTCGGTGTAGACGCCGGCCCAGGTGTTCGCCCAGGTCAGTCGGATGGTGTTCTGGCCGACGCCGCGCGCGGTCAGGCCGGTCGGCGCGGTGGGCTCCGCGGCGAACGGGTTCGGCAGCACGGCGACGTGCTCGTCGACGTCGTTCCAGCGCGGCATCGCGTCGACCGGGAGGTCGAACTGCCGGTCGGCGCCGATGAACTGCAGGATCTGCTGCGCCTTGGCGAT